TATTCGTGGTTGCCCGGGATGTAGAGCGTCGGCTTGCCGGCGGTCTGCTTGAGGAGACGACGGAACGCGTCGTAGCTGCGGCATGTGGTGATGTCGCCGGCGAGCACGATGACGTCGGCGTCGGGGTGGGGCTTGAGGGTGAAGGAGTGGGCTTCGAGGTGTAGGTCGGAGAGGATTTGAAGTTTCATGGCGCACTTTCGCCGAACGTTTTCCACTTGGTGGGATCCCAAAACGCATGGTACATCGCAGACCTGCCGCCACATGCGGGGCATCGCCACTGATCTGCCGCTCTTGTCCACCCCATATCCTCAGCTACTGCTAGGCACGATACCGGCTGAGTAGCGGCGCAAGCGCGGCAAGACGCGATCTGCGGGCGCTCCAGCGGTTGATGCACAACTCCACAATGACGACAAGCATTCATACGCGATACCCCGGGTTGATGCGGGCCTGCTTCTCAGGTGGCCAGGACGCGACCTCGCGCGCAGCGGCGTCGAGCCGACGGTAGAGCCAGTTGTCCGGGCGAGTCGGGTGCCGGAGAACACGGCCGGTGCCGCTACAAGGGCAGCCGGCGTACACTTGACCAACGACGTAGCCGCGGCCTTTGCACGTGGGACAGGTGGCGAGTTGGCACCACCATTCGAGAGACGGTCTACTTTCCATAGCGAACCATAATTTCCGGTTTAGAGAAGATCGGCATCCGCGGCGCCCACGTCGGCACGCGACGCATGTCAGTCTGCAGCCAGCCACGCCACTGCTCGCCGTACTGCTCTGCAACCTCCAGGATCAGTTCGTCGTGCACGTGGAAGGGGATCGGCGCACCGGCGTCGTCCGCGCGCAGCATCGCTTCCGCGAGGATGTCACGGCAGAAGCCCTCGGTGCAGTTCTGGGCAATGCGCGAGCCGTGCGTGCGGGCAGCGACGATCTTCTTCCGCAGCGCCTTATCGTACACGATCGACGTGCCACTTGGGTGGAAGCTCCTCCCGTCCTTCTCCAGGCGTGCATTCATATAGGTCAGCGCGCGGCCGCTCGGCATGATGATCTTGACGCAGTCCGCGTGCTTCTCGAAGGTCAGGGCGTTGACGCGGCACACCGTGCTGCGCCGGCTGATCAGCACCTGCCGGAAGGCGTTGTCGCACTCGTACCAGAACGACTTCACCCGGTGGTACTTGGTGCGGAACGCATCCACGATGTCCTGCGGCACCTTGCCGATCGCCGCGAGGTCGACGCCGAGGGGCAGCGCCATGCGCTCCACCGCGCCGGCTCCGCCGCCATAGCCGCAAGCCAGGACGCCAACCTTACCGCCGCCGCGCTCCTTCTTCGAGACCGTGATCGGATCCTTGCCGAAGATCGAATCGCCGGCCAGGGTCTGGTAGGTGTCGGGAACGGTCGGATCCTTGCCGTCCGGGTGACGCTCGTCGGCCTCGTCCTTGCGGCGGTACTCCTCCAGGTTCTCGAAGTCACCCGCGAGCCACAGCAGACCGCGCGCTTCGATCGACGCGAAGTCGCCGACCACGAACACGTTGCCGGGTGCCGGCGCCAGGATGCCGCGTGTGAGTGAGCCGAGCAGCTCGTAAGGCGGCAGCGGCTTACCCTTCTTGTCCTTGCAGAGCGCCACGAACGCTTCGCGGTCGCCATTCTCGACGGCGGTGATCGCGGCGACGAGGTCGAAGTCCTCGTTCGGGCGCTTCATGTTGTGCGGCTGGATGCCGTAGCCCGACCAGCGGCCGGGACCTGCGCCCCAGTACCGCAGCTGCGCCTTGGCGCGACCGTCGGCACTGATCGAGTCGAGGGCCTTGTCGACCTTCGCCACCGCGGCGCGGGTCACCATGAGGCGGCAACGGATGACGTCGATCACCGCCGGGTCGATGTCGGCGATGTCCTCTTCGTAGGCCTCGACGATGGCGTCCAGGGACGTCTGGCGCATATTGTCGAGCTGCCAGTCGGGCGGTAGGTTCGCATTCAGTGCCGCGCGCAGGAAGTCGTTGCGCGACAGGTCCGTCCGCTTGATGTCGCCGCCGGTGATCTCTTCAACGTGGTCGCCGGCGAGGCCTTTGAACTCACTGTCGAGCGCGCGCAGCTTCTGCGCGAAGTTCTGGTCGACGTAGATGCCGAGGTGGTTGATCTTGTGGTGCAGGTCGCAGACGCGCTGCTCGGTCGGCGGCTCCATGTCGAGCCCGAGCTTCTTGGTGATGCCATAGCCGATCTCGGTGTCGCGGAAGTTGTAGTCCACGATCTTCTGGATGTGCCAGTCGGCCAGCAGCGGCAGCTCACCCTTCTTGTTCGGTCCCCAGATGGTCCGGATGAAGCGTGAGCCTTCCTCGTCCTTCCGCAGACCGATGAGCGCCGCGCCCGCCTCATCCGCGCCACCGGGGTAGCCGCAGGACAGGGCCTTGTCCATGGTGTCGCGCCACGCCAGGGGCTCGGGGAGCTTCAGGTGGAACTCCCACATCGCGCGCTCGAAGCCGACGTTGTGCGGCACGAGCACGCAGCCGGCCGGGTCTTCCACCATCGCCCGCAGGAAGTCAATCCCGTGCTCATAGTCGATGCCGTTCGGCATCTTCAGCGTGCGCTGCTGCGGAGTCCAGAAGATCCGACGCACCTCGCCGTTGCGCTCTGCGATGATCGCCGCGCACATGATGGTCGTCGTCGGGTGCTGCGCGTAGATGTACGAGCCGCGCTTCTTGATGTCACACGCCGATTGCGTCTCGAAGTCGATGTGGACGATCCACGGGTCGAGCACCAGCGTGTCCTCGTCCTCGATCACGATCAGCTCCTCGTCGGTATCGGAGACGAACGGGGCCAGTATGACGCTCCCCGTCGCCACCACCGGCTCGCCGACCAGGGTCACCGGCGTCGCTTCGACGGGCTGCGGCGTCAGTGGGGCCAGCAGCGCCGGCGGCCACGCGTCGAACAGCTCGTCGTTGATGGCGCGGCTCTTCGAGCGCTTGGCACGGCCGCCTTCCGCGAGCCGGATGTAGGACGCTTCGCCCCAGCTCCGGATCTCGAACTCGACAGACGCAACGCCGTCCTTGAACGCGTACATCTTCGGCAGGTGCAGCTGGAACGGGTCGAGGACGTGCCGCAGGTTGTCGGGCGTGTAGAACGTCCGGTCGTCGTTGCGACCGCGGCTACGCGCGCCGCTTGCCGGCTTGCCCAGCGAGTCGATCAGCAGCTTGCAGGCAACGCCCACCTTGTCGTTGGAGTTGTCCCAGTCGATGAACCGTGAGCCGCGGCCGATGCGGCGCTGCACCTCGGCGGTGGCGGGCGGCATCTCGCTGATCGCCGCCACGAGCTGCACCACCAGCTCCTTGATCGCCTCCTGCGTGTCGCTGGCGTTCGCTTCGTCCTCGAGCTTCGGGATGCCCAGCCGCTGCATCTTGGCGTTGAACGTGTCGGCATCACCGACGCTGAAGTATTCGTCGACGATCCACGAGTGGAACGCACACGCCGCCTTGGTCAACTCGGGCGTCACCTTCCACCACTTCTCCACCTGCCGGCCCAGCTTGTCCCAGCCGATCGGCAGACGGTTGTCGAGGCGCAGCAGGTGTACGCGGCGACCAAACTGTGGGTCCTGCGAGAAGAACGGCGGAACGCGCCAATCGGTGAAGATCACCGCGTTGTTGAACGGCGGCGTCTCCGCGCCCACGTAGTTCTTGTAGTGGGTGTAGCCGTTGCGGTTGAGCCGGATCACGAAGGTATGCAGACGCGAGAACTCCGACGACTGCTTCGCGAAGTCGTCGAACACCAGCACGCGCGACTGGTGCAGTGCGTCGCCGACCACCTGATTCAGGCGGTCTTCGTTCATGCCGCTCAGGTTCTGGAACGTCTCCCCGTACATCTCCAGCATGATGTTGATGGTGGTGGTCTTCGCGGCTTCGGTGGGGCCCGTGGCCCACAGCATGGGCACGCTGCCGATGCCCGACTCCGCGCAGCCGGCGGCGATGAGCAGCGCGCGCAGGTACAGCAGGTTGATGCCGGGGAAGTAGTCGGTGATCGCCGCTTCAGCCTGCGCCAGAGGCATCCGTTCTTCGCGGGGCACGTAGGCCACACGCTCGCGGGTGGTCCGAACGCGTGGGCGGCACCGTACGAAGCGTGAGTCTTCCGCCGCTTCGTTGTGGACAAAGTAGATCGGCTCGAAGCTGTAGGCCTGGATCGGGATCCAGCCCGGGATGCGGCCGTTGTTGACGTGCACCGAGATCGACGCCGGCACCTGGGTGAAACCGCCCTCGCCTTCCGCGTCGAGGCCGTAACGCAGGCATGACGGCAGCACAACCACGTCAGCCGCGACCAGGGGCTTGCCCACCGGCAGCAGGGTATCAGCGTGCAGCCACTGGCCCATGCCGCGCACGAAGTAGAAGGTGCCAAAGGCCTTCTCGACCCGCATCAGTGCTTCGGGGTTCTTCTCGTGGGTCTTCTTGAGCTGGGCACGGTACAGGATGCGGCGGAACGCGTCCGGCAGCGTGGAGAACAGCTCGGCGAACAGGTAGTCGACGTGCTCGACGTGCACGAGATTCTCGAACGCCGCGCGGATCGGCGCCAGCGACCGCATGCTGGCCGTGTCGAGGCCTTCGATGCGCCGCAGGAAGCCCCACGTCATCAAGCCCTTGCCGAGACGGCCCATGCACGAGTGGCAGTACAAGCCGTTCTCGCCGACGTGCACTGGCGTGCCGTTCGAGATGTGGCCTGGGTCGATGCGGCAGTGTGAGTGGTCGAGCCGCTGGCCGTCTTCGTAGCCGTGCTTGTCCTTGATCTCCTGGGCCTCGTCTTCGGTTGCTTCGCTGCGCGAGAAGCGCGCCAGCACGGCGAAGGAGGTGTCGGCGGCGCTCATCACGAGCGGCCCACACCGCTTGCCCTTCTGGAGGGCGCCCGGGTGACGCGTGGTGGCTTTCACTTCGACGGTGCCCTTGGCCCGTAGCACGCTGACGGTGGTCAGCAGCTGAGCGGCCGCGCCGACGGCAAGCTCCTCGGCGGTGAACAGGCTGTCCGGGGTCGACGCGTACATCGCGTGCAGACCACCACCCTGCGTGCGCCACCAGACGAACGGCTTGGGCGACAGCGCGTAGCCGATGCGTTCGAGGTCGAGCTCGTTGAGGCTCTCGGTGGAGCTGGGATCGTGGAAGTCGAGGTCGAGACAGGCCAGGAACCGCAGCCGGTCTTCGGCGTTCTCGCGTTCCTTCGGGCCCCACTCCAGCAGCGTGTCGTCGGGCAGGTTGTGCTTGCGGAGCACCGCGACGAACTGCATCGCCGTGTTGATCTCAGTGTACTCCAGCGCCTCGTTGCGCTTCTGCAGGATGGTGCGCTGGCGCAGGCTGTAGGGTGGTGTCGGCTTCTCGTGGCCGGACTCTACCGACTCGGCGTGCATCCGCTCCATCATCTGCGCGGACCATTCGAGGTAGCTGGTAGTGATCAGCCGGTAGTCGCCGGGGCCGATCTGGAGTTCACGCTCCATAGTCTTGGACGCGGATGGCGTGAACTTGAAACCGTTGAGCGGCTGCTTGGAACCTTGGCCATCGTCGTAGACGACGTTGACGATCTCCGGGAAGCCCTTGGCGGGCGCTGTCAGCAAAACTGACCGACCTCCTGAGAGGTCGACACGGCACGGTTCGACAGTCATAGGCCCTCTGTGAGACTGGAAGCCTTGTCGACCAACGTACCGCCCACCAGGGCCGGATGCCGCCGACCGTAACCCCAGAGGGCGAGGCGGAGGGCAGTACGTTGGTCGACAAATCGGCAGGCAGTGCCGATGGGTCCGCAGTGTGGGCACCAACGCAGTGCCGTCAACTAGCAGACCGGGGTGGATCGGCGACCATATAGAGTTGGCCGCCGGGTTGCAAGATGCAGTTGTTTTTGTAGTGGAGACTATTCTGGCCCACCGCACCGGCGCCGATTGTGCTAGTCGGTCAATTTCAGCTGTTTTTGAATTGGTGTCGTAAGTTGCCGTAAGCTAGAAATGATGGAATCACATGTAACCCGTTGTTGGGCAACGGCCCATTTTGATGTGTGCTATCTGTCGGCATCTGTCATGTACACATAACTCCTGATTTTGCAGTATGCTAACCTCATGTGTACAGAGATGAGACTCCAAAGTTATACGAATCCCCTCTCTTTAGCAGCAGCACAATGATTCAATTGATGCATATCAGGCAGTAAACGTCGGCCTATAGAAACTCTTGGCGGCAAAACCCGATTTCCTGCACACATGAGGTTACTGGTCGTCGTTGCAATGCATTATGTGTGTTGCACAGATGCTGCACACATGTGCTCCCCCTTGCAATAACTTGCCGACAGACTAGAAGCAGCTTACCGCTATGGCCAGCCACACGCAGACCCCCGTCCTGTTCACCAAAGACCAGTTGACCCGCCTCCGGTCACTCTCGTCCGAGTCCGGCCGCTCCATCGCCGCCCTCGTCCGCGACGCCGTCGACCGCATGCTGGCCCCTTCGGCAGGCGTTCCTGCCGAAGCCCTGTGGCTGATCCTGCGCGACCCGGCGAACTGGCAGACCTTCAAGGAGATCGCGTTGGCCCACGAGGCTGCCAACGCGCCTGCGCCAGCACCGCCGCCCGAGCCGCCCCCGACGTGGCGTCACCGGAAGTCGGATGACGTTCCGCCACGCCCCGCACGTGCTGTACCGCCTCCTCCGCCCGAAGGCCCCATGCCCTGCCCGTTCGCGTCATGAGCCCCTCCAACTTCACCCCCTCCACCATCGGCCATTGGGGCAACGCCCCGGTCGAGCAGGTCAAGCGCCCCAACGTCGAGCGGCAACGCATCCTCGCGTGGTTGGCGCTCAACGGCCCCGCGTCGATCGCCGCTGTCCACTGGGGCGCCGGCGTCGCCGGCCCCGGCTGGACCCAGCACAAGACCGGCAGCGCCTTGTCGTCGATGGTGCACTACGGGTACGTGGCGAAGATAGCGGGTGGGTTGTTCAAGACGACGCAGAAAGCGAAGCCTTGACCCGCTACCGAGCTGCTCCATAGTCCGGAACGGAGCCTGATCATGACCGACCATCTCAACCGCCGTCTCCTCGAAGCGCTCTGCCACATGCAGATATGTCGTACCTGCGCCGACGGCTCGTGGACCGACTGTGAGGAAGGCCTCAAGGCGTTGGCCACGATCAAGGTGGCACAGGAAGAATTCGACAGTGCAAGCAACGGTAGCTCAGAACGGTGTGGGGGCGAAGTACAAGCTCCCACGCAAACGGGTACGAAAGAGCAGCAGGCTGACAGCCTGCCGGTCCCTGGGGAACCCGTCCAGGCCGCTGCTTCCACTGCCGATTCCCTGTGGCTGCAAGGTGCCGCGTTGCGGGCCGAGCTCGAATTGAAGCGCAAGCTGCGGGCTGATCTCGAACTGGAGCGCAAGCAGCGCGACCGTGCCGTCCACGACCTGGGCATCGCCATTCCTCGGATCGAGGCGCTGATGGAGGAGCGCGACGAGCTGAAGCAGCGCCTGGACCTGTCGATCCAGGCCAACGGCGACCTGACGGATGAGCGCGACGCCCTCAAGGTCGAGGTGGAGGAAGAGGTCGCGCTGCGTGAGCGCCTCGGCGACCTGCTGACCGGCGTAGCCGCCGCGCTGAAGGGTCCACCCACGGAGCTCCAGCTGCACGACTGGAGCGACCTGCCGGTGCTGGCCGCGAAGCTCGCGGCTGAACTCGCCGAGGCCAAGCAGGTGGAACTCCACAGCAACGGCCTGCTGCGTTCCGCCTACAGCATCGCCGCCCGACAAGGCGTGCAGACCAACTGGAACGCGTTCTCGGCGCAGGTGATCGCGCACCTGAAGGCCCACAACCCGTCTCGGAGCGATGTGGCCGCGGCGCCCACCAGCGTCCAGCTCAAGCCCGGTGACAAGGTCACCAAGTCCAAAGGATTCAAGTTCCCCGGCATCGTGGTCTCTCTGTTCACCACCTCCGCTGGTGCCGAGCGGGTCGTGGTCGAGGCCGACCACCCCGATTTCGCTGGGATGCTGCACATCTACAACCCCGAGCAGCTGGAGAAGCAGCCATGACCACCATCACCATCAAGCGCGTCGACCATTTCACCACCGCCGCCAAGCACCTGCTCGGCATCACGTCGCCGACGTGGCACTACAAGTCGATCGAGCGCGTCGACAAGACCTGCCAGCGCGACCTCGGGTTCATCGTGGTCGGCTCAGAGACGACGCCGTACACCAAGGGCCCGCGCAAGGGCTGCGCGAAGTGGATCGGCGAGGAGAGCCGTGTGGTGGTCACACGTAAGGACCTCGACGACCAGCTCGGACGCTTCGAGGCCACCACCGGCGACTGCTACGAGTGCTACGGCGAGGGCAAGTACCCCTGGAGCGTGTCGACGACGGACGGCACCCAGTACAAGCCATGCAAGCGCTGCGGCGCGACGGGGAAGGCACCATGATCGTTTACCAGCTCACCGAGAGCCAGTACAAAGCGCTGCTCGAAAAGCTCGAGCTGAAGAGGCTCCGCGCGGAGGCCCACCCCGGCGTTGCGCCAGAACTGCGGCTGGCGTTCGAGCACGCGGTCGACCAGCTGCATCGCGGCTTCCACTATGAGGTGGTCTGCGCGATCACGGGGTCCGGTTGAGCCCCTCCTTCTGGTGGGACTATTTCCTGCTGCCTGCCGCCTTCACCGACGACGGCACCGTCCAGATCCGTGACGTCCACGGCAAGGTGTTCTTCCAGTGCCCGTCGATCGACGCCGGCCTCCACTACGTCGACACCTGTCTCGCCGAGCGCCAGCAGTGCCGCGCCCCGTGACCTGCTCCTGCGGTCGGCCGGTCTCCGCCCACGAGGTCGCCCTGCTGCATACCGCCGCGGTCGCCACCACCGTCAAGCGTGGTCAGCCGCCCGCCTCGGTCCTGACCCTGTGCGACGACTGCGGCGCGGCTTTCGGCCTGATCCTGGGCGACGATGGGTACAACCTGCTGCAGCTGCCGGAGCCAGGGGTCCTGGCGCATAAACACGTATTCTCAGTCAATTGAGGGGGTTAGGAGGCTTGTGTGATACACTGGCCAGGAGCGTGGCTCCATAGAGGCTATGCAGGGCAGAGGGCGCTGTAGAGTGCTGGCATCACCCGCAAGGAGCCAGCCATGAGCATCGAACCCAGCCAGCGTAAGACCGGATACCTCTATCAGGCGAACGCCGTGGACCTCACCCACCGCGGCGGCTTCGTGTTCCCCACCGTGGAGTCCTGGCACCGTACGCTCCTCGGCGCACTCGCGGCCAAGGCCCGCGCCAGCCGCGAGGCGGGCTACGAGGGTGGTAACCGCGGAACCGTCTACCGGCTGTTCGGCGATCAGAGCGAAGCGGTTCGCTGATCACTTTCGGTCATTCTCGATCACTTTCGATCACTCGAAGCCTAGAAAGGGCACCCCATGACCACCGCACCATTTCAGATTGTCACCCGCTATGCGACCGTCGACGGCCGAGAGTTCAAGACCGTCAAGGAGGCAATCGACCACGCAGGGAACGAGACCGGGGTCAAGCTGCAGGCGCTGATCAAGGAGGCGCAGGCAGCCCAGAAGATCGTCCTCGACGCGAAGGAAGAGTTCCGCCTGTGCCAGTTCATGATCGCGAACGCGGAGAAGTTCACCCGGGTGCTCTCAGCCATGACGGCGTTCGACCTCGAGTCCCGCGACGACTAGCTCAATCACTTTCGGTCATTCTCAATCACTTTCGATCATTCTCGCCTGGAAAGGGCACCCTATGACTACCGAGCCACAGCCGATCGAGACCGCGCCGAAGGACGGCACTGCCATCCTGACCGACTGCGGGGTGGCACGGTTCAGCCACTACACAGGACGGCAGCCGCAGTGGTCGCAGTGCGACGGGGGCGGCGACGACTTCCGCTGCGCGGACGAGGGCTACTTCTACTGCCAACCGAGACTCTGGACCCCGCTCCCGCAGTGGGTCAAAGGGTAGTTGACTTGACTCCCTAGAGGCTCCATAGTCTCTGCACCACCAGCCTGGAAAGGGCCTGAGCCATGAACAAGCACCAACGCAAAATCCTCCAGAGCCTCATCAAGGACGCCAAGGTCGGGGTTCACTACATGAGTCGCGGGTATGCGCTGTCGGCGGCCGCAGCACTGGAAGCCTCCATCGCAGCCGCCGAGAAGCTGCTCAACCCGCCGGTGCGGTTCGCGTGGACTCGCCTGTCGGGTTCGGGCGGTACCTACTTCGCGGATGTAGCCGGCGTCAGCTATGAAGTCAGTCGTCTCATCGTGCCGAGCGGTCGCGGCTGGCTCGCATCTGCCAACGATGAGGTATTCTCGGGCAGCTTTTCCACCCTCGCACAAGCCAAGCAGGCCTGCGTCGACTACGGCGTCGCTCGCACGAAGGCCAAGCAGCAAGCCGAATGGGCCGCCACCGGCTACGACCCGTTCCAGCGCCCGCTGCCGGATCGGCTCAAGCACCATGCGCGCCCGCTCGGCAACGCCGACCCTGCGCGCGGCAGCCAGTCCAACGACCGCAGCGACATCCCTGGCTCGATTGACGACATCCTGGAAAGGCACTGAGCCATGAGCGTTCCGCCCCCGGCTGTCTTCCTCGCCATCGCGCAGCAACAGAACCGACACGGCCCCACGCCACCTGTCGAGGCGTCTGCGCCACTGCCCCGACTACTCGTCTACGTGTTCGCCTTTTACGGCGCCATGGCAGCGATGCAGCTTCTCCTGGCCATCGCGGTGGTGGCCCGAGCTGTGTGCGACGCCAACAAGGTGAAGGCGCCGATCGCCACGGAGCGGCACTGACATGCACCCCTCTGCCCGTGACGCTATCGTCAACCCTGAAAAGCTCACCGCCATCGAGTGGCGCGCGCAGGCGTTCGTCATTCGCGGCCGCGACCTGATCGGCGTGCGCGAGGCACTGGTGGGCGTGCTGCTGGACCTCGATCGGAAATCGCTGGCAGGCGACCAGGACGCCACGCTGCACGGGAAGGTGCTGGTCGAATGTCTGCGCGCTCTAGGAGCAAAGCCATGAAGCTCTGGGAAGAATGGAAGCGCCGCGCCGAGATCGCGGAGAACGACAACGCCGCCCTGCGGGCCCAGAACGCCATGCTGCTCGACGACAAGCGCCGCGCAGTCGAGGCGCTCGACCGGATCGTTACCGGCATCCGCGACGAGGTGCGGAAGGAACTGGGAGACCTGCCATGATGTCCAAGCGCGAACGGCGTACCTTCGCCGACCTGTTGCACGCCACGAAGTGGCTCCGCACATCCGCGCAGGACATGGATGCCGCGACGAAGGCTGCGATCATTGCCGCCGAGAAACTGCTCGGCACACAGCCGCAGCTGGTGTGGCGCCGGCGCGGACTCTTCTCGTGGACCGCACGGCACGGGGAGCAGGTGTACGGCATCACGCGAGACCCGTGCAACCCGCGAGGGCCGTTCTGGCTGCACCTCGGCGGTATGTCGACGCGGCCCTCCGGTTACCTCCCCACCCTGCAGCAAGCCAAGGCCTACTGCGAACAGAAAGCCAGATCATGACCACCGACTGCTTATCCATCATCCAGTCCGAGATCGACAAGCTGAACGCCCGCTCCCGCAAGGTCGAGCTGGCCTATCAGGACGACCGGCTGTCCAGCGCGCAATACCACCACTTCACCGGCACGCTCGCCGGCCTCCACGCCGCGAAGCGGCTGATCCTCAAGGCGCAGAAGCGCGGGGCCATCACACTATGAAACTCCACTACTCCATCTGGTCCGAAACGCTGGCTGACGGCACCGTACGCTGGTATGGCCGGAAGAGCTTCTCGCGGTTCACGTGGCATAATACCTACGGGGACTCTTTTGTTCTCCGGGTACTCTCCTGGTGCTTGGTGATGACGCTGGCGATCCTCGCGCTGTCCGAAGACGAATACCGGGCGCAGACGCAGTGGACGGCCTCCACTCTCGCTAAGGTTCATGACTGGTGCGAAAAAGACGCAGCCGAAGTTATCGACCGCATGCGTGCGATCCGCAAGCAGAAGCGCACTGAGACCGTCGTCTCCCGAACCGCCGTCCAGACCCTCACCATCGTTTCACCCCTCGACCAAGGAACCTGACATGCCCACCGGATACACCGCAGACGTCGTCGACGGCAAGATGACCGAGTTCAACGACTTCGCGTGGCGATGCGCCCGCGCGTTCGGCGCCCTGATGCACATGTGCGAAGAACCGCTCGGGGCGCCCATCCCCGACACGCTCGCGGTTGACGACTACTACGTGACAGGGCTCCGCGAAGCGGAGGCGGAGCTCGAGACGTGGGACAAGCTGTCCGCGGCTGACAAGCTCACCTGGGCCGTCGCGAGTCGCGAGGAGGCCATCGCCAGTGCACTGCGGTACGACGACCGCAACCGCACCGAGAACGAACGCATCGACGTGATGGTCAGCAAGGTGCGGATGTGGTCGCCGCCGACGCCCGACCACAAGGCGCTGAAGGCGTTCATGCTGGAGCAGCTGAACATCAGCCGTCACGACATGACCTACAGCGCGGACCGCATCCACGAGGAACGCGCCAAGACGGCCGCCATGATCATGCAGCGGGAACGCGACAACCGCGTGGTACGCGTCGCCCAGCGCCGCGAAGCGCTCACCAAAGAGATGGCCCGCGTCGCCAACCGTGGCGCCTGGATCAAGTCCCTGCGGGACAGCCTGAATCACGCTTGACCCCTCCCTAGCGGACCCCCTAGTCCCGCCACCTCCCGGAGCCCCAGCCATGACCCACTGGACCATCGACACCATCCATGACGAGAAGGCGTGCGTTGCCGTGGGCGACACGTTCGCGACGCCGGACGGTTGCACGGGCGTGGTAAAGGCGTGCTACTTGTTCTGCGACAGGGACCTGCTGCCGGTCGAGCGCGCGGCGGGTATCCCCGACGGGTCAGCCATCTCCGATGATCATCCCAACCGCGCCGCGCTCGTACACTTCGTCGCGACCGCTTACGGCTACGCGCCCGAAAAGAGTAGGGGCCGTGTGTGCCCCGAATGCCGGCACGGCGATATGGCCGCCCTGACCCGTTTGCTGCGCGCCTGTATGCCGCGGAAGGAGCTGAAGTTCGTCGTCGGCAAGAAGTATCGTACGCGCGAGGGTGGGAGTATGACGTATGAAGGGACACGCACCGAAACGGGATGCGAGATTGATGGAATGTACAAGGATTCACACCCGCTGATATTTCGCGGCTGCGAGGGGCTATTTGGCCGGCAGTCGGCCACGCTAGGCGGTCGCGTAGGTCCGAACCCCGCCGACGACAGCAAGTATGACATCCTGTCCGACATCCCGATCGACGAGCCGCTGCAGCTCGAAGCCGGCAAGCGGTATCGCCGCCGCGATGGCAAGATCACGGGGCCGCTGGAAGACCGTGGGGTTAACGAACTGACCAGGGTGTCGCCGTACGTACGCTTCCTCGATCGCATCGGCGGTTGGAGTTACTCCATCAACGGGCGATACGCCAGCAACGAGGAGTGCGACATCGACCTCGTCGAACTCTACGAAGACCCCAAGGAACAACCCATGACCCCCAAGCGCTCGCTCCCCACCGTCAGCCTCGACGACATCTTCAAGAAGGAGCCATGCTGGATCGCCCAGATGGGCCCCGTCGCCGCGGCGAAGAAGATGGCCGAGATGGTTCCGGAGGGCAAGGTGTCACTGCGGACGCTGAACGACCTCGTGATGACGGGGCGGATCAACGCCGCGGAAGCGGACTGGGTCGACGGGAAGACGGGGCTGAGCAGAGACTACGACGGACCGAAAGGGAACGGTTACTGGGGCGCGAATCTGGCCAAGCACCTCGACAATTGGGAGAACCCGAAGCTGCGTACCATCCATGAGCTGCCGGTCGGCACGCAGTTCACCTACAAGCGCCACATGGATAAGGTGCCTCGGCGGTGGGTTGTGCTGCCGCGCGAAGAGGGAGTCCCTAATCGAACGCAGATCATGGCGCTCGAAGACGGGACTGTCGACGCCTTTTCCGGCGCCCTGCCGATGACGGTAGGCGTTCTCGCCGACATCGTCGAGCCGGGCGGCAAGCCGGCAGCGCCCAAGCCGGTCGTCCAGAAGATGTTCGAGAACCTGAAGACCGGTGACTGCTTCAAGTCCGGCGACGAGGTGTTCCTCCGGATCAGCGGCATGTCTAACGGCGTGGTTGCGGTGATACTGACCGGCGACAGGAAGGGCATCGCGGTGGTGCGCGGCAGCGCCGTGCACGACACGCTCCTCAATAACCCTCTCGCCTACCTGCCCGATTTCATCCCCTCCCAAACTCCCACTTGACGCGCCTCCCTAGACACTCCATAGTGTCGGCATCACCCGCCTAGAAAGGGCACCAGCCATGAACGCCACCGAAACCCTCCCTGCCAGCGTCCTGACCAAGAAGCAGGTCCGAACCTACGGCTGGGAGTCCTTCAACGATCGCGGCGTCTCCTGCCGCATCCGGGTTAAGGTTCGATACGACGACCAGTGCGGCAACGGCCACAACACCTTCAGCATCACGGGAGAGATCCAGGAGGCGCGCGACGGAGTCTGGAAAGACTCGTCCTTCGGCCAGCTGCACGCGGACATTGCCAAGCACTTCCCGCAGCTGGCCCCGCTGCTCAAGTGGCACCTATGCAGCAGCGATGGCCCGATGCACTACCTCGCAAACACCGTCTACCACGCGAGCGACGGTGGTCGGGGCCAGCAGCGCGTCGACCGCTACGGCAACCCGATGTGGCAGCTGGAGCGTGTGCCCTACGAGGCGGGCCTTGTCTGCCAGACCGAGAAGCCGGCCGACGTGGTCTTGACCTATAAGCCGGTGATCGAGGAGGGTAAGGAGATCGAGCTCGACCACGCGCGCAGCAGCGCCATCTGGCCCGAAGCGACCGACGAGCAGCTCCTGGTCGGCGACGTAGCCCCGGCCGCTGCGCTCCTGGCCCGGCTGCCCGCCCTGATGGTCGAGTTCAAGGCAGCGGTGGAGTCGCTGGGGATGGTGTACTGACATGCCCCTCCCTCCCCTGTGGGTCTTCCTTCTGGTGCTGATCCCCTTCGGCGTGTGCCTTGCCGTGTGGCTGTTGGTGACGGTTACCCGTTGTTCGGCCAAGGCGCTGCCGGAGTCGAAGCCACTCAAGCCGCCCGGCACCTACGCCGTTGACCCGTATCCGGCTGACGCCCAGACCCGCGCGCAGCCCCTCGACGACATCCCCGACACCTACACGATCGTCGAGTTCCCGAGCACGGGTCGCGCGTTCTACATGCCGAAGTTCAAGGGACGGTTCATCTTCAGCTGCTTTCGCAGCTGCCCGTTCGACACCTCCGACCATTCGGCACACGGCATCGAGTGCAAGACGAAAGAGCAGGCCATCCAAGTCATCCGCGACCACATGCTCTGGAAAGCCCCGCGCCCGCTCCCCCGTGACAAATGGAAGGACTAAGCCATGGCCGAACATCTCAACCTCAACGAGCGATGCTTCTTGTTCGATCTGGTCATGGGGCTGGAGCGCGAGGGTCTGCTCGGCAAGATGAGCGGTGAAGGGCCACAGTACGAAGTCACCATCAAGGTGAAGCGGGTACTGCACGACGAATACAGCATTGACTCATCGCGCGAGCTACTGACCGCAGAGAAGCTCATCACCGGCACAAAGGACACCTGATATGGTCGACACCCGCTACGAGCACAAGCTCATCCTGACCATGTCGCCGAAAGAGCTGCGCGACCTCGCCGACAAGAT